ATCATCCGCGAAGCTGATAACGGCAAAGCAGCGGACCCCGCCATCAAGACCTGGCGCGAGGACATCCGCCTAGCGACCGGCACCAAGAACGCCGCCATCAGTGCCACTGCCGATACGGACGAGCTAGCTGCCTACATCACTGGAGCTGATTATCCCGTGTGGCCGTCTGATCCTGCGATGCCTGCACCGGCAGGTGATGATGTAATCGACTTCAGCAACAATGTCAGCGGAGGCGTGATCTAGTGGCTGTCAAGTCGAAAACCGCACTGGGACGTGTTGAGCACAAGCCTGGCAAACCGAAGCGCACGCGCCAAGGTCAAGGGCAGCACAGTTTGCCGAATCACGGTCGTAAAAAGACACGCGGCCAGGGACGCTAACCTACAAAAAAGGGTTGACCGCACCTTGAGATGGAACACCACGAAGAGGTGCTGATCACGGCGAAACCGCCCGAAAGTCCATTTAATCAAGTCGTTCCGGCCTTGCTGACCGCTGCGGTGGTTGGTCTGGCCGGTCTTTTTATGCAAGTCGCCAAGCTGGATCAGTCAGTCAGCACCGTGGCGGCTGATATTCAAGAACTGAAGAACGACAGTAAGGAAAGGCTTAGCGATCTCGAAACTCGCGTCCGCCAGATTGAAATGCTGGTTGGCAGACAGCGATAAGAGTCTTACAGTTAAACCAGCACACAATTACTTATGGACCCCACCACTCTCGCTGTAATTGCAATCATTGTTGCCGCTGGCTCTGAGGTCATCAGCCTGCTGCCGATCAAAGAGAACGGCTGGGTGCAGCTTGTGATCAAAGCCCTTAAGGTGATTTTCCCAAAGCGCTAGGCGCCGATACCGTCTGGCTGGCGCGATTCGGCAACAAAGATTGGCGTGACCGTCTGCGTAAAGCAGCACAGGACTACAAGTTCGATGCCACGCTCAAACCCCGACTGGATCGCGCGGAAGCCGATTGGCTTGCGGCTCAGCCATTAACACCCACACCCGTAGTAGTTCACGAACCAGTCGACGATGAACTACAAACTGGCGATAGTCGCCTCCTTGGTGGAGGCATGAGTATCCACGCTCCTTGGTCTGATGCCGCAAAACAGGATCCGCCTCGCTGATCTATTCCGCTACTACAGGGCCGGTTTACCTCATCAAATGGCTGCAATAAGCGAACTTGAGGAGCAGATACTCAAGGCAGACCCCACAGCGCTAGACCGTTCTAGAGATTGGTTTGCGACCTGGAGCCAAGCTGGTAAGCAGGCCGACAATCCACTTAAACCGGCCATCCAGCTGATTCAAAAATGGGAAGGTTGCCACCTCGAAGCCTATTTATGCAGCGCCGGTGTCCCAACAATTGGCTACGGTTCGACAGGTCCGCATGTAAAACTCGGCATGCGTATTACCCAGCATGAGGCCGATGTCCTACTGGAGAAGGACATCAAACGCTTCGTCGACGTCGTTGATCTGCAAATCACGGCCAAACTCACCAACAATCAACGCTGTGCTCTTATTTGTTTTGCCTTCAATATCGGCGCTGGAGCGCTCCTGGGCAGCACCCTTCGCCGTCGCCTCAACTCAGGCGAGAATCCAAATCGCGTCGCTACGGAGGAGATTCCGCGCTGGAACAAGGCAGACGGTAAAGTCCTTGAAGGCCTGGTACGACGCCGTGACGACGAATTAAAACTATTTCTCAGCATCTAACGCTGCTTCGATTAAAATTTCGATCAAAACCAGGTATTTAGATGCTTCTTCCTGACAGCGAAATTCGACGTTTATGTGTCGAAGAATCGATGGTGCTGCCGTTCGACGTAGAACTACTAAATCCCGCATCGCTCGACCTTCGCATAGGCGACAACGTGATGGTCGATGTCGAGCACAGCAGCGAGCTGCAGCTACAGTCAATCGCCCATTGCACTAAGCAAAACCCTTATTGGATGGCCCCTGGCGAGTTCCTCCTAACAGAAACGAAGGAGCTCTTCAACATGCCCTCCGATATATGCGGCTTTTTCTGCCTAAAGTCTTCGCGTGCCAGGGAAGGCTACGAGCACAGCCATGCCGGCTTTGCTGATTGCGGCTGGAACGGGAGCCGTTTAACCCTTGAGCTAAAGAATAACCGTAAGTACCAGAACCTACCACTTTACCCCGGTATGAAGATCGGCCAGATGGTCTTCCTGCTTATGGTGACCAACCCAGAGCTCGATTACGCGCAAATCGGCCACTACAACGGCCAACCACAGGTAATGCCAAGTTGGGAAGACCTGCTCTAGCTAGGCTGAGGGCAGGCAGGGATTCACAGTGGAACGATTCCTAGTCGAAATACGAGGTAAGTTCTACTTCGAAACTGCCCAAGAGCCCGACCGCATTCCTGACGATATTTACGCCAGGATTGCAGAGGCTTTTTATAGCGAAGACGACATCATAGACATAGAAATAGACACATACATTATTCCGAAAAATGGAGCATCAGATTGATGGCACCGTTCTCGTTACTAAAAAAGCTAATAAACAACGATTTCGTGCATCAATCTTCAGTTCATGGAACCACCGCTGTGCTTACTGCGGAGAGTACGCAACCACAATTGATCATATAAAGGCCAAAGCGAAGGGCGGGCCCACCATCAAGCGCAACTGCGTACCAGCTTGCCTGAAATGCAATGCCGATAAATCCCATGCCTCCGTATGGATCTGGTGGATTCAGCAACCCCATTGGAGCCTGGTACGCGCCCACCGCTTACTGCGTTGGATCAATCAGAACGATTTCCTTTCATGTGCTCGATGTAGAGCTGCGCTTGCCATAAGTCGTTTGAGTATCGCCCGATAGAGCAGTTAGGCATGCAGCTTCTGTACCGCACTTCGCCTATCCCTGGTTCAGTGCTCATTTCAATGTAGTAGCCATCGCCGCAGTCAATAGCGCCATCGGGAATGGCGTACTCAGGGCTTTGTCCAGAAGCATGAGCAGTCTTTGGCAAAGATCCCTCCACTGGAGCGCCCTTCAGGAAAACCTAAACCACATTGTGCCGCCACAAATTCCCAATGGACGCAGTGCTGGCACCTTGGTTTGTTATTCGTGATTGCCCGCGCATCGGCATAGAGCTGCTCCGCCTCAATTACCGCAGCTTCTAATTCGGTACAACTAAGGGGTAATTCGAGCTTGCCCGTGTGCGTTTTTATGCGGACACGCCAGCCCTCGGCTCCCTGAAAGAGAACCATGCGGCCAGCGTGATACCGCAGCGAGGCCACTAAGCCTGAGCAATTAGGCGCAGCTTAGTAGTGAGGTCTTCCAATGTCCCGTCATTGAAAACAGCACATGAAAAATCTAAATAGTCGTTAAGGCCGCCTTCACTGGCGTGCTCATGAGTGCGTGGTACGCCCGGCCGTTCCACATACCACATCTGCCCACCGAGATTGCGCACCAGCTTCGCCTCATTGACGAAGCGGCAGTCATCAACCACAACTTTGTCGTAGGCCTTGATTCGTTCGCTCCAGCAGCGAAGCCAGATGTCGGGATGGATGCAGTCTCGACCCCATTCAGTACCAAGGGTTCTAAGCATGTGGCGGACACTAACTTCAGCACCTGGCACGACAACCTCCTTGTGCTTATACACAAGATCTTCAGCCCCGGCGGTGCAGTATCCCAGTGCCTTGAGCATCGGGATGAGCATCTCCTTGAGTGTCTGAGCGAAAGGCACGACGGTATACCCATGCTCCTCAACCAACCACTTAGCCACAGTGGACTTACCCGAGCCAGCGGCTGGGCTGTAAAGGCCAATAAGTTTGTTCACAGGGATTAAGCGTGCAACGAAGCGATAAATGACGCGCGCATAATTTCAGCGCTGTCGTCTTTGAATTTTTGCATCAGTCCGGTGTACGTACCGTGATGCTCGCTGCCTGGATTGCCTCGGTCGTACAACTCATACAGGTAATCAAGAAACGCAGCCTTGCCGGTCTCGACCTGCCATGGCTTCAGCTCCTCGCAGAGCATCCCGGCGTTCAGCGACTGGATCGCCCCAATAAACGGTTTTTCCATCAAAGAACCAAGGTCGAAAATAAGTGCCAACGCCGAAGACCATGGGATGTACGCCGTAAGAGCCTACTCCCGCTGTCCAGTAATACAAGCTCACCGGGGATCCGCGTCGGGTGCATGGTAGAGGCGTTCCAACTGTTGGACGGGCGTTTCGTAATACCCTGGAACGTCCCGAGGATCCTCGTAGTCAAAGGGATCTGAGTCATCAGTTGGGTCTCGTAAGACCCATGTGACCAGTTCACCATGCTGCTTGACGATGATCATTCCGACCCGTGGCGAACGAATCAGAAGCCGAAACACCGAGGTTTCTACCCAATTAAGGAATGGATGCCACATCACTCAATCACCTCAGTAAGCATGGCTGGACAATCCGCAGCATATTTAGATCCTGCCTCGGGAAAGCCCAGGTAGCACTGATTGCTCCAGTGAATACATGGAGCGCACGGACCACCGCAATCCATAGGCTTGTATTTAGCTTTGATGGATTCCATCCGCCGTTCAGCCTTACCGCCCGGCGTCTGAACAAAACACTTATTGCAGTAAACGGGATTCCGCGTGGACTTACCGCATTGCACACATAGACGAGTGTTGATTTTGAGTGAATAGCGAGCAGTCGCGGGCGAAAGATCCACCCGCTTCGGGGAATTGCATTGAACAGGAGCCATGAGACCAGTAAGTGCAAGAGGTACAGGACTCGCGGCCCTCCGGTTTCAGGACCTGCGATATAGCGGTATTTAGCCGCTGAAGAAGCTTGTAATCCTCAATCAATTCGGACGAGACCTCATACGTTGTCTGCCCGTAATCACAGTGCTGACACTTGCGGCGATACCGATACGCCGCAATGCCTTTTGACTGCCTCACCTCAGTGACCTTGAGGGAGGGCTGCCCACATTTCGGGCAGGCTCTAAGGAAGCTCATGGCGCCAAGCGTGCTTTACCTAATCGGCGGTCCACGTAATAAGCGAGTAACTCTGGTGCCCAATCCTCGAGATGAGGCAGCATCAGATCGCACAGAGCCTGAATCTCAGGCTGTGCATCCGCCTTGGCCCGTAAGTCCAAGAAGTGGAGCGCACTCCTCAAGTTAAAGCTGACGACAAAGTTCTGCCTGAAATCGAAGGGAAGCATTCCGCGGATGTGCTCCTCCGCAAACCCAGCCATCAATCTCGCTGCATACCGCCTAATCAGCTCCTTAGCGACGATTTGGTCTTGGACCATGTCATCAAT